ATCTTCTATAGCTACATCTATAAAGTTATTAGCTGGAAAATTATCAAATTGATTTACTACGGATTTTAATATTCTATCTGCTTTAACTACCAACTGATTATCTTCGTTATAATAACTTACATTACCAGCATATACTCTTCTATTTATAACGGTGCTAGTTTTAAAAGTAGTTCCTTGTAATCCAATACCGCTTCTAGAAGTTGTTCCAACAAACGGTTCTAACGTAGATAATTCAGTTACTTTTTTACCAGTCCAAAGATTAAAATTTGCATTATCTGCTGTAAATGGATATATAAAATTAGTATCATTATTGTTACCACCTGCAGCATGTATATCCTGTGCATCAAATTTTGTATAATCTTTTTTACCTGCAAGTCTAGCACCTTTTTCAAAATCAATTTCACAAAATAAATATTTAGGACCAGAAGTCCCTGACCCTGGAGTTGTATCGCTTCCTTCTTCGTAGTTTTTAATTCTACTCCAATAAATTTTTATACCTGCATATCTGTCTGTTTTTTCACCCATTCTACCAATTAAACTAAAATGTAAATTTTGCAATACATCTGCTTGAGTTGCTATATCAAAATCACTATGTTGTTTAGCTATACCAACAAAAACTGGAACAGATTCTTGAGATGAAAATCCGTCTTGTGTTTTGTAAATTAAACTAGCATAAAATCCATATTTATATTTAGCACTAACAAGAATACTGCTATCAGAATCTACGTTAGTAGCATTTTTAAATACTGGGATAAACGCCATAGATCCTTTACCAGTTCCATATCCAGAATAATCATCTAATTTAGTAGCTAGATTTACTCCAGTAGGTGCAGTAATTTGACCTGAAGTATTAACACTTAAATTAATTGGTATAAATACTTGCGATTTATTTCCTGGTTCAAAAAATTCTGGACCATGTAACGCTTCTAAATCATATATATCATTAGCGGAACTACCTCCGTTTATAGCAGCAATATATAAATCTTGTGTAGAATATCTATTTTGTGTATTAGATATATCATTGCTAGTAGTAGCACCTAATTTTCTAGTAAAATTAAAATACTCGAATACTTTAGGTTTATTGGTATTGCTAGTAGTTACATTAGAAGGTATAACTTTTGTAGAACCATCTATTGTATACATATGAAGTAAATCATCTTGACTGTCGCCATATACTATAGTATTAGTTTTTAATGCTCCAGAAGTATTCGTGCTATTTATCTCTACTATTCTAACAGTTTTATCAACTTTGTCATTTACAAATAAACAATCATTAATACCAACTGACTCATCATCTACGTCACGATCTAAACTTGCTAAATGTAATCCGTGTCCATGTCCTAATGTAAGCATACCATTAAAGTTGCTTGTATATGGACCATTAACACTTTCTCCAAATGTTACTAACTTACCTGGAATTTCATTATTCATATTTAACGAATCTTGATATTCATTAGGTTGTAGATCTCTAGGTGTCGTCTTTTCATTTAAGCCGCCACTAAAGTTATTAATATTTAATATTTTTTTAGGCATTACGTGTTACATCCATCATAGTTTTAAGTTTTTTAACTTTCTTTTTCTTCTTAGGAGTAAAATTATGTTTTCTTCTACTATCGTCAATAGAAGTTCCTTTTACATCAGAACCAATACTATTACTTGTTTCCATCTATGATCTCCCCCCATACGCTTGTTTTACCGTCTCTTATTTCTACGGTTTCTACTTTAAACTCGCCATTGTCATACCAATCAACAATAGCAAATGCGTGACCCCAGTTATGTAATCTACCCTTTAGCCACTTATTACTCTCATGAGACATATCTTTTAAACAACCCATAGACCAAGCACCAATATTACTATTAAGCTTTGTCATAGTATGTCGTTGTATGTCATGTACGTGTCCATACATTACATTCTCTCCATACGTCTCTAAATGTTTTTTTGCATGATACGTTGTTGCAAACGCACCATGAAAGAATACTAACTTACCTACTTGGACTGGTAAGTTGTATTCTGTGTATTTGTATCCTCTTTCTTTAATCCTACACGCTTCAAAAAACTTGTAGTTATCAAGATAAGGATACTTATTAGCAAAATTATCCAACCAGATATCATGGTTACCTTGTAGTAAATACTTTTCTTTACATCCAATTTCTTCAAGTACTTCATCCCATTCATCTAATCCTTCATTTACTAATCTAATGTCTTCATCTACAATAGGTAGTTGAAACTCTAGTGGTGGTAATTTCTTATCTTTGTATCTCCAAGCAGAACAAGACTCCCACTCTCCTACATCCCCTAAATTAACAAAGACCGTAGGTTTAACTTTTAGTATTGCTTTCTTAACACATTCAATTGCAGCTCTATCTTCTAAAGGATAATGCTGGTCAGGTATTACAATTCCACGTTTTTTAAGTTTCAACAAAACCTCCTATTAATTCTTATTTAAGTGCTTTTTTAATTTCTGCAAAAAGCTTGTCATCTAATTTATTTGAAGACTTAGCAACTAAGTGTTCCCCTAAATGTAATACGATAGCTTTTAGTAACTTTTCAGTTCCTAGCTTTGCAAGTAACTTTCCTAATATAGGTCCCATTATTTTTCTCCTGGTTCACATGATTTTTCACACGCTTCAAGGCCTTTCATATATCCTTGGTGTTCAATAATCATTTGTTTAACTTCTGCTAATCTACCATTAGCACTTTCTAACTCTTTAACAAGTTCGTTATGTTGTTCTACCATAGATTCCATTTTTTCCATAGCTTCTTGCTTTAAGTCTACTTTTTTTTCTTTTGACATGATCTTCCTTTTTTTTATTTGCTTACTACTAAACTTAATAATAATTTTATCAATCCAGCCATTACTTTATTTCTTTCTTAATTTTATCAAATACTTGTTGTTCGTCAAAACTCATAGATATTCCAGCTTCATACCTCATTACTTCTACACCTTTTTTAAGAATAATAATAGTAGGTACAACTTTAATGTTCCATTCTTTTTGAATAACAGCGCCTATATTTTTATTGGTTAGATCTATTTCACCTACATAACATAACTCAGATAACTTCTCTACCCTTACTCTGTTCTTATAATTCCAACTTGCATTAACTTGTACAACTGCACATTCTTCCGCATTTAACGCTTGTACCTCTGAAAGTTTATTTAAATTAACCGATTGTGAATGCAATGGCGATAGCAATAATACTACACCAAATAAGCCACAAAGTAATTTGTAATATTTCTTCATAATTAAACACCTTTATTTATTGTTCATGTTAAGAAGAGTTTCATTAATACTTCTTGTATCTTCTTTAACAGAATCTACTTTCTCTTCAAGTTTCTCTACTTTTTCTTCTGTATTCATAATCGAATCACGAACCATCTGATCTTTAAGATCATACTCCATACGTGATACTTCTGGTTCTGGTAGCTTCTTAGCAAGCTCTATATCTGCTTGTAAGGTGTACCACATACCAACTACTAAAGCTATAGTTACTGCTATACTAACTGCAGTCTCCAAACTTAATGTAAATTTGCTGTCTTTACTTACTTCTGTTGCCACTTTATCCCCCTATATCGGTATTGTCTGTTATTAGTTGTGGTGCGTAATATGTATTACCTTCACCTTTTAAATACCAATCTATTCTAGCTCTTTCTGGTATTTCAAGCTCTACTTCTTGGTATGTAATTCTTTCAGTTCTATCAAACTGTTCAATTTTTTTATGACCATCTACTTTTTTTATGTCACCATCATATTGACTTTGTTTTTCTAGGAAATTATTATACCACGTAATAATAGTTCCTACTTTACAATGTTGCATAATACGACTTGCAAAAAATCTTTTATTAATCATATCTCCAAACCCGTCATAAAATATAGCATCATACTTTCTAGTTGTAGGTATATCATCATACCAATTACCTTTTACTGGTATTACATTAGGCTTATCCTTAGCCCACTCTACCAATGTATCATATATGCCATCATTAATCTCAATTATAGTGTGAGACTCTATATCGTGCTCTTGTATTAACCCAGCACTAATGCCCATACCAAAGCCAAACTCCAGTATATGTCCACCATTAGCACACACCATATCTGCGTGTAACTGCATTATAGGTGTTTCCCAAGTAGACATAACATCCCAACCTGTAGATTCATCTATAATACAATCATCTTTAATTGTATAGGTGACGTTTTGTGCGTGAGTCTTCATCGACCTCCACCGCCACCTCCGCCAGCTACGTGCTGACCTCCAATCAAGTGACTCATATTAAAAGGTGCATTACCAATATCTGTAGCATTAGCAGTAGTTATATTAGAACCACCAGTTGATTGTAATGGATTGTTACTACCACCTATTTTTTCAAAATCATTAGCTGAACCACCACCACTTCCAAAAGTATTTCTAATACCATTGTATAAACCACCATCGCAACAACTAGCTAAACTTATGTTAGTTGTTTCTTGACAATCAGTAGCTTCTCCAATACTTACACTTTGAAATGCTAATCCTACATTAGTATTTGATACTATTACACCCACTTAATTACCCTTTGATCTTTTTGTATTCAACAATGTCTGCTTTTAATGATACTACTAATGCTTCAGCTGTTACTAATTCTGCTTCTGCTCTTGTAATCATTTCATCAGCACCTACTGTTTCTGTCCAATCAACGACAGTTACATCTTTACCAGCTGCATCTTTCATTACTTTAGTATATTGTATTGATACCATTTTAACTTCATCTACTACTGGTGCTGCACTTGCTTTAATTACTTTAGCCATTTTATTCTCCTAGTTTAGTTTTAAGTTCATCTATCTGAACTTGTTGTTCTTGTACTGCCTTTATTAAGACTGCTACCATTTTACTATAATCAACACTCTTAATCATTTTATCTGAATTTAAGTCTTTGTTTTCTTGGACTACTTCAGGAATTATTTCTTCAATTTCTTGAGCTATTACACCAATATCGTGTGCTTTATCTCTTTTTTCTTTCCAATCATATTCTACTGGATTCATTTGTAATACTTCTTTTAATCCATAAGGAATAGGATTTATGTTTTCTTTAAGCTTTCTATCTGAGTTTACCGATGTAGAATAAGCAACAACATCAGCTTCACAATGTAAAGTTCCACCTGAGTTCATTAAAAATAATGTTTCATCGGAATCATTAAATGCCCAATTCATAGCACCTCTTTTACCCTCAAATAACATTGTTCCAGTTCCTGAGTTATCGTAATATGCTATATGTGCATTTTCGTAAGCATTACTACCAGGTGTGTCGCTTCCACCTAAGAAAATTATACCAGGAGAATAATCACTTCCTCCATGTGCTACATATATATCATTTACATCAAGATAACCATTGATTTTTAAACCAGTATTATAAATATCTAATATACCACTTCCATTAACTACTACATCTAAACGACTTGAACTACCAGTATTTTGTTGTATGTATGTATTACCACCTGTTCCATCAAGTACAAGTTTTTTAGTGTTGGCTAATTCCAAATTTCCTGATGAGTTTATTCTCATAGCTTCAGCATTATTAGTATGAAAAGTCATATCGTTAGTAGTTACTCCAATTCTATTGTGAGTCGCACTTGCTGAATTACTATCAGCCATAGATATAGCAAAACCTGCATCGGTAGAAGAAAGTCTTACTGGAATGTCATTTGAATTAGATACATATAAAATTCCATTAATTTCAGTATCTCCCACTACATCTAACTTTGCACTAGGAGAACCAGTTCCAATACCAACTCTATCATTACCTGCATCTACCCTAACTAAGTTAGTATCAGTATCTCCCTCAATTCTTGTATCGCTATCGTGTCCACCCTCATTAATTATTACTCCATAATTAACTGACATAGGAGAACTAAATGAAGTACTACCATAAATGCTATGATTACCTGAGCCATCTATTTGGTATCTTCTATTACCTGCTGTTGAAAATGCTAATACGCCTGTAGAAGGCATAAGCATACCAGTATCGCCATCATTATGAAATCTATAAGTTGGAGTTGCATCACTTCCATTAGGTCCTAAGAAAGAACTTGAAGCATAAGCGTGTCCTGCTACGTGAAGGTCGTATGAAGGTGATGTAGTTTTTATACCGACATTTCCAGCACTTGATATTCTCATCATATCAGAAGTATTATTTTCAATTCTAAAAGATATATGTTGTCCACTTGCTGCGTTTAAAATAGTATGCCCTACACTACTTTGCAATAAAGCGTATTTAGTTGTATTGCCTGTGTCATAATGTGCAAAACCAGCCCAATCGCTATGCCCCATAGCACCAACTTTTGCTCTACCAATATTTGCGTGATTATCTGTGTTAGCACTTACATTTAAATCATTGCCGTCAAAAGTAAGATTTCCTTCTCCATTTAGAGAATAAGCGTCATTAGAAGTCATAACTCTATTATTAGACCCATTAGCCATAGTAGGTATTTGACTGCCTTTATATGTAAATACATTATTTCTACAATCTAACAATTCAGTCCAAGAAATTTGACCACTGCCACCACTGCCACTTGTATAAACCATTAGTCCGTCATACAAATCACACCTTGTAGCAATATCATTAAATGCGTAGTTATGTGTGTTAGATGTGGTAGTAAATTCTATATTGTATCCAAATTGTCCATAATTACCACCAGAATATCCAATAGCCATACTTCGTGGATTTCCGTGATAACCTCTACCATTATCCCACCTTACAGTTTTATCCGTTCCAGTCCAAGTTGTACCATCTAAATTATCTGCATCAAGTCCACTACCTGCTCCGTCATTACCATCGTGCCAATGTTTAAACCAACTACCTTGAGTTCCGTTTGATAAATTTCTTGTATAAATAGTTCCCGAACCACTACCAGTCATTTTAATTGCAAGTGTGTTACCATAATAAGTTACAGGATCTCCGTGTCCCATACGAATAGCAGTATACCAGTCTGAAGTAGGATTTATAGTAGTATTGTTAGCAGCTTGCCAATATTGAAGTCTACTATCTCCAGGGTCGTTTGTGTTGGAGTTAAGCCAACTATGGTTGTGGCTATCATCTACTATTGTTGTCGCAAAGCTACCAGTTCCACTACCAGTAACATCTCCAGTAAGTGTTATAGTTTGGTCTGCAGTAGCTCCACTTTCTATTCCATCTAATTTACTTCCGTCAGAAGCTACATCTCTACCATCTACTGTTCCACCTACTGTTATATTTCCATTTGTCCATATACCATCACCTAAAGCAGTTTTAGTAACACCGTTCATTGTTAGCAATAATTGGTGTTTTAAACCTGTTTTAGATTGTGCATTATTTCCTACTGCACCATAATCTGGATTATAACTCCAAGCTAAACCATATAAATTACCTACGTTTCCTGTACTTACTCCATCTGCAGGACCTTTGTATGCTGTTCCCATACTCCAAACATGTTGATATTTTGTCGCACTATATACACCAAATACACCATGCCCATAATTTGAGGCAACAAGAGCTGTTTGAGTACCCATTGTAAGTTGAGCACCTATAGTATCTGATGTGTTGCTTCTTAAAAATGCACCACTATCTATTCCATCTA